GTCATTGTTGAAGATGCAATCAGTGCATACACTGTTGGTGATCTTGTCGGTCACAAAGCAACTGGCTTAGCATTGTTAGGTACACAACTAACCGACTTCCATAAATGGTACATCGGTAATTACTTTAACAACGCTATCGTATCCCTTGATCCAGATGCGCGTGACAAAACTTTAGCGATGACTAAGGAATTGCGTGCAAGTATGAATACGTTTGCTTTAAACACAGAAGATGATTTAAAGTACGCCAATGAAGATGATATGAAAAAACTGGAGGCACTGCTATGAAAAGCCAAGCAATCGATTGGACTGGATTTATGAGTCCTCGTGAAAAAGCTGAGAGGGAGAAGGAGAAGAATGCTCCTGCGCCTATGCAAAAGTACACACCAGAACAGTGGCGTAAGCTTGGCGATGCACAGCCAAAGGTGCTAACACCTAGAAGTAAATTCGAGCGAGACTACGATAAACTTCCAGAAGGTGCTAGGCGCTTTCTCACCAGTAAGTGGGAAGTTGAAGAGGAGAATAAAGAATGAGTAAAGTACCTTACATTGAAAGACCCATGCTGTGGCAAGGCGATGGCATAGGATTGACAGGTGAGTGTGCTTACTTATGGGCTTGCTTCCTAGCCAATGAAGCTGACATGGCAGACGATAATTTTGAGTATTCCAAATGGAAATCAATGGCCGATAGTCTTGCACCTAAACGTGACAGACCTATACCAGCCGCTGTGTACTACGCTGACCTAGAGGAAGCTATGGAGAAGTACGCTACTCGTGAGTACGTGTACCCCGGCAGTGATCCACAGGAGTGAGATATGAGTGATCCAAGACATGCAATGATATTTCAATGTGATGAAAGTAAATTCTGGTTAAACATCGTGCCGACAACTGAAACGGTGAGTGGGGACGATAGCCCTTTAGCTTCTGAAACATTTGGTCCTTTCGTCTCTGTTACAGAAGCACGTGACTATGCAGATGATAACTTTCAAAATACTGGATTTGTTATTCCCGTGTATAAAATTGATCCACAGGAATGATGCATAGGAATACTATGCAAAATAAGCGAACAGTAAACTCACAGGAGTAAGATCATGATATATTATTATCGAGTAACCTATGAGGGACAGCTAGTTTCCGATATAATTCGTGCAATGAGCGAAAAGGATGCGATTGATCAAGCATACATGCGCGATCCTCTTGCATCTGCATCTGCTTATAGCGGAAGAGCAAAGCGTTTATATAAGGCTGAGCGTATATGACAGAGAAGAAACACTGGCGAGATGCCATGAACGAGCGCAATCAGGATTGGATCAACAGTCGTGATAAGCCAAGAGAAATTGTAACCAAGGTTCCTAATCAGAAGTATCGTGATGGATGGGACAAAATATTCGGAGATAAGAATGGAACTGGCGCTACTAAAAAGCCTACTGAATAAAGAATTTTACGATGAATTTAAGGGCGACAAATGCCCACATAAATTATTCAGTAAAGACCTTAGTAAAATTAAAACTCTTATTGATAACGCTATGGATAAGTACCGGCGTGATTTAACTGTCAATGAGATCGAAGGCTTGTTCTTGTCTGCTGAGCCACAACTAACAACTGCACAAGAAGATGAGTACAAGAAAATATTCCAAAGGTTGCGCCATGAGACTCCGATAGGAAAAGATGTAGCCCATGATATTTTATCTAAACTTTTCCAGCACTCCCTTGGTGAGGAAGTTGCGAACATAGGGTTCAATTTAGTCAATGGTTTTGAGACATCTATGGAGCCTTTACGGAGGCTTGTACAGAACTATCGTGATGACTTCTTACCTGATCTGAACATTGAATGGGATGATCTGGAAATCGATACATTGATCGAAAAGAATGACTTGGAAACTCGTTGGCATTTCAACTTAACATCGCTTGCTGATCAAGTAGAAGGTGTTAATGCAGGACATTTGGTGGTTGGTGGTGCTAGACCTAATACAGGTAAAACATCATTCCATGCGTCACTCGTTGCTGGGCCGGGTGGCTTTGCTGAGCAAGGCGCTAAGTGCATTGTCTTATGTAATGAGGAAGCAACGCATCGTGTGGGTGCAAGATACTTGACAGCGGCAAGTGGCATGACCATGCGTGAGATACGTGACAATCCTCGTGAGGCACAACATCGTTGGTCTAGGCTGAAAGAAAACATTAAGATCAAAGATGCGACTGGGCAGTCTATGAACTGGGTTGAACTTGTCTGCAAAACATACGAGCCTGATATTGTAATACTTGATATGGGCGATAAGTTTGCAACAGATCAATCGCATGAGGGATTGAAGTTGTGCGCTATACACGCCAGACAGTTAGCTAAAGAGTATGGATGTGCTGTCTTTTATATGTCACAATTAAGTGCTGAAGCAGAAGGGCGAATCAATCCGAATCAATCCATGATGGAAGGCAGTAAGACAGGTAAGGCTAGTGAGGCCGATCTAATGATTCTGATTGCTAAAGAACCTGTGGGTGATTCTGGAGAGGGACAAGATGTGAACGAATTCCTTAGACATATTAATATCGCAAAGAACAAGCTGACAGGTTGGCATGGCCGCATTACCTGTAATCTCAACTACCACGTTGGTAGATACGAGGCGTAAGCATGGCGCATAGCAGAACTAACGGAAGGTATTACAAAGACAACCCGGAAGCTGTTCGTGCTAGGGATGCTAAAAGAATGTATGTAAATGGAATAGAAATTTCTAAGCATCACCCATTGCATAAGTCAGGCAGGTATGCTTCTTGGCAGGATGCGTGGGACAACAATGAAATAGATAAGAAAACTACCGTTGGTTATGTGTACGCAATTGGTAATCCAGCGTGGCCTACGTGGGTTAAAATAGGCAAAGCATTAGACGCTATGGATCGTTTAAATGGGTATCAGACCTCGTCACCTCTCAGAGATTATTTTCTTCTCCACTGCAGATATTTTGAAGACAGGAATAAGGCTGAGTCTATCGCCCATGAGACGTTAATTAATGAAGGTTACCCTAAGCAAGGCGAGTGGTTTTTAATCACACACGAAAAAGCAATCAATCTGTTAGATAATATTGATTTATCTGATAGACAACAGGATTTATTTGATGCGATTAGTTCTTGACGTAGAAAATACTGTCATCAAAAGAGATGGCAAACTTCATCTTGATCCGTACGAGCCAACCAATAGCTTGGTCATGGTAGGCTTACTTATAGAAGGCGGTGAGCCTAAACATTACACGTTTGATCATGTAGATTATGATTGTACATATGAGTACAGGAAACGTGACTGTGACGAAATACAAGAAATTCTGGATAACACTACCCAGTTAATTGCTCATAACGCTCAGCATGATTTGTTGTGGTTGTGGGAAACTGGGTTTAAATATGATGGAGCCATCTGGGATACCATGTTAGGTGAGTACATTCTTCAACGTGGGCAGAAGCAACCGCTATCTTTGGAAGCGTGCGCGGAACGCAGGAACTTAGCGTTTAAAAAGCAAGACACACTCAAGAATTACATGAAGCAGGGCGTACCGATTAACGAGATTCCATACGAGGAGCTTAAAGAATATCTGTACGCCGATTTACAGACAACCATGGCTCTTTATTATGACCAGTCTCATGACTATCGTGAAGATTCTAATCGTGGGTTAATGGACACCGTAGATCTAACGATGGAAACATGTATGCTCCTCTCTCGCATCTATCAGGCAGGCTTTGCTGTCGATCTCGATGCCCTTGAGCAAGTGCGAATTGAGTTTGAAGCTGAGAAAGAATCACTTATATGCGATTTAAATGAGTCTGTATTATCACTTATGGGTGATACTCCGATTAATCTAAATTCTCCTGAACAACTGTCTTGGGTCATTTATTCACGCAAGCCAATTAATAAAACACAATGGGCTAACGACGTTGATCCATATATGAGTCCTGCAGACTTTAAACGCTTTGTTAATGAATCAAGTTTGCCTGTCAGACGAACCAAAGCTTCCAAGTGCTCTGAGTGTAATGGTTACGGAACATATTTTAAAACAAAAAAAGATGGTTCAAACTTCAAGAAGCCTAGCAAATGTCCTACATGCAGTGGGCACGGATACACGTTAGCTGAGTTACCTAAACTTGCAGGTCTTAAATTTAGTCCAGCAAATGTAAAGTGGCACAGTGCTAATGGATTCAGCACAAGTAAATCTAACCTTGAGTATCTAGAGCGTATTGCCGTGTCGAAAGGTATGGAAGAAGCAGTTAGTTTTTTATCTAAAATTCGTAGGCTTAGTGCGCTTGATACATATTTAAGCAGTTTTGTGGATGGCATCAAATTCTTTACTAAACCAGATGGCAAACTGCATGTGCGCTTAACACAGCACATGACTTCAACTGGTAGATTTAGTGGCCGTGACCCTAACATGCAGAACATGCCACGTGGCGGTACATTTCCTGTAAAACGGGTATTCAAGTCCAGATTTGCAGGAGGTAAGATCATGGAGGCTGACTTCGCTCAGCTAGAGTTCCGTGTAGCGGCTTACTTGTCACAAGATGAAGTAGCAATGAAAGAAGTAGCGGAGGGTTTTGATGTCCACTCATACACAGCACAAGTCATTTCGGAAGCGGGTCAGAAGACTAGCAGACAGGATGCGAAGGCACACACGTTTGCGCCGCTCTATGGAGCAACAGGCTACGGAAGAACACCTGCCGAAGCACGATACTATGAGCACTTCACAGAGAAGTACAAAGGAATTGCCAGATGGCACAGAGAGTTAGCCAAGGAAGTATTGACATATAAAAAGATCACCACTCCAAGTGGCAGGCAGTTCTCATTTCCTGATGTTAAGCGTAGAAGGAATGGGACAATCACAAACTTCACTGCTGTTAAAAATTATCCTGTGCAGTCTTTTGCTACTGCTGACATAGTGCCTACTGTACTATTATATATACAAAAGCAAATAGATGGGTTACAATCTAAGATCGTAAATTCGGTGCATGATTCAATTGTTATTGACATTCATCCCGATGAGGAGAAACGAATATTGGATGTTATTGGGTATGTAAATGGTCAATTAAAATCCATCATAGATAAAAGGTTTTCCATTGATTTTAATGTACCTCTTTTACTTGAGGCTAAAATTGGTGTAAACTGGTTGGACCAAAAGGAGGTCTGATATGACAACTGAAATATCACCTATTAATACAGCTAACTTTTCTGACATGGCTCGCGCCATGGGCATGAGCGCAGACATGGAGAAGACACCTGCAAAGTCTTCCACACTCCCTCGTCTTCGCATCTGGAACAAGCCTGTCATGGGACAGGTAGAAGTAAACGGCAAGAAAAAGAATATGGAAGTCGTTCCTGCCGGTTCGTATCGTCTGCAATTACCAGATGATAAATTTGTTTACGCTGAGCAAGTAGACGTTCGCGTCTTTGTTCAACGATTCATGTATCGTCGTTATGACGACAAGAAAAATATGTACGTTAAAACTCTCATGGCTGAGGATCTTAACGGCGATCTCAAGGACAATACAGGTGGCTACAACTGTGGCAAGCCTGCTGGGTACATTGAAGACTGGAAAGCTTTGTCTGACGAAAAAAGAAAGTTCTTCGGTATGATTAAGCGTGTTCGTGTACTTCTTGGTGAAGTCAAATTGGTTAATCCCGTTGACCAAGATGGTAATGAGGTAGACTCTGTCACTTACCCAGTGATTTGGGAGATTGACAATAAAGATGGCTTTAAGTTAATGGGAGAGCCATTTACAAAGCTAGGAAAAGCCAAGCGCCTTCCCGTCCACCACTGGATCAACTGCACCACTGTGCGCGGTGGAGATGGTAAATCAGCCATCGAATATTATATTCCAGCATATAAACTGGATCTATCTAATTCAATTGAGTTGACAGAAGATGATCAACAACGCTTCTCTGACTTTATTGATTGGATAGGTAATTACAATCAATATATTGTTGATGCGCACAATAAAAGCGCAAAGGGTTTATCCGATGATGATGCATCATTGATTGATGAACTGATAGAAATCGACGGGGAATGATGTGAATCATCCAGAAGAGCTAAAGATTCACAGATATCTTGACGATGTCAGGAAAGCGAAACGTGGCATGTCAGATGCCACAATCGCCCGCATTCTGTCAGATATGAAAGAAGCCATCGAAAAACAATTCAATCAAAGCGAACGAAAGTTTACTTTGCGTATGTCCAATGTTGGCAGGCCATACTGTCAGCTATGGTACGATAAGAATGCACCAGAGGAAGGCGTTGACATGCCTGCCAACTTCCTGATGAATATGATGATTGGTGACATCGTGGAAGCTGTCTTCAAAGGAGTGTTGACAGAGGCAGGCGTGGACTTTAGTGACGGGCATAAATCTACTTTGTCTGTTGGTGAGCACGAGATTCATGGCACACATGATTTAATTATGAATAATCGTGTTGACGACATTAAATCTGCATCACCTTGGTCCTACAAAAATAAATTTGTAGACTACGCTACACTCAAAGCGCATGACTCTTTTGGCTATATCGGTCAGCTTGCAGGTTACTCCAAGGCACTAGGTGTAGAAGCTGGTGGATGGTGGGTTATCAACAAAGCAAGCGGCGAGTTTAAATATGTTTCCGCGTGGGACATGGCTGTCGAGCGGGATGACATTGTTGAT